GCAGTTTCCTTACCTTTGCGATTTATTGCTTGGTGAGATTCTTTCTTTTTACTTTGTGCTGTTACAAATCTGCCTGTTTTCTTTTTAATAAATCTTTCGCAGCCCCAAGTATTTGCAAGTGCTTCTGCTTCTTCAACTTGATGTTGATTGTGTTCAAAGATTAAAAAGTCCCAACGTGCTCTACCACCTGCGTCTATGAACGCTCGCATGTTGCGTTCTACATTATCCCATACAACTCCTTGGCGATATAAATGATTAGTGTCACGCAAACCATCCACACTAAATATGACGGCACCCATCCTTCCAAAAACTTCAGCCAGCTGTCCCCACCATTCTTCATTTTTTGCTCCTGCATTTGTATTCATACTCAGCCACATTTTTTCATTATGCTGTCTAAAGTATTTGAATATTTCTAGTGTATCTCGTGCTACAATAGGGTCGCCTAAGTTGCCGCACATATACATAGTGTTTAGTTGTGCAATAAACTCCGGTTCAAAGATACGTTTACAATCGTCTAATGTAAGTTCACTCAAATCAATGTGTGGATTTAATGCTCCGCCATTTTGATTGCGATCACACATAGGGCAACTGGCTTGACAGTTTTGTGTGTTTTCTAAATGTATTGTTTTTATATTTTCGTACTTATACATCCATTATCAACTTTACATCTTTACCAGGACCAACCTTACTGGGCAAGTCGCCATATTGTTCAACATACCATTCAATAACAGCCTTGTACCAGTTTTGACTGTTGTGATGTGCTAGTTTATTAAACTGCCAAATATTATTATTAGTTGCTTGTATTGTACTTAAAGCTCTAGCACTTTCAGTTTGCATTTCTCGTAGTGTTAAATTACTTATATCCAATTTTCATAAACCTCGTGTATTTTTCTAATTCTAGTTCGCCTTCATATAATACAGTTGACATTGGCGCACTTTTACTAAATTGTTTTAATGTACTAAAACAGTTAACATGCTCTGGAACTTCAAAATAATTGTTATTTTGTAATATTACTAATTGCTTTGGTAAAATTTTACCATACCAATCATCAAAGTCTTCCAAATGTTCTGTACTTGTGTTTATAATTGTATCTGGAATAGTCCATAATGTTTCAGTAGTACCATCTGATTTATTTACATCATATATATGTTCGTCAAACATTATTTCATGAATATCTTGTGTACATGCTTTAAAACGCCAATCGTCTAGCACCCATTTTTTATTAAATGTTTCTGCAATTTTCCATACACTAGGATCTATATCAAAACTAACAATTCTTTCTACATTAGTTTTTGATTCAAATAGCATTGTTGCTAATGTAGCATACCATCCTGCACATAAAAATACTACACCTAAATCAACATTTATTTCTTCTAATGTGTTTACTAACCAAAGTTTACTTTTTATTTGTCCTTGACTTAAACAATCTTCATCAAAATCAATATCATTTGTAATTAAATCCTTTAATGATTTTACAAAATAACTATCTGTATAACGTGTTAGAATTTTAAACAAACTCCAAATATTATCATCAAAAATAAGTTTTTTTAAATCATCTTCGCCAACAAGTCTAAATACACTAAAAACATTATCTTCACAAACTGCTTTACGCAAATCGTCATTGCCGGGTAATAATCTAAATAGACTATGGATATTATCTTCTAATACTGCTTTACGCAAATCTTCTATATCGCCTACACAACGCTTATTATCGATTATTCTAAAAATACTATGAGAACTTTTGCTTACAATCGCCTTAGCAAGTTCTTTTTTATCTAGCAATGTTAAAATAGAATAGATGTCTTTATCGTTATAACACCTTCTTAATAATTCAAGTTTTTTATTATTAGAATTTAAAATTTCAAATCTATCTAGTATTTTAAATATTTCCATTAAACTTTTCCTCTAACCAGTCAAAGTCATTTATCATTTTTAATTCTTCTACTTTATTTCGATTTCTAGCACCGTATGCAGCACCTGCTTTTGCACCTTTTAAAGCATATTCGCCAAACTCGGGCTCGCCTTTTAAATAAGTACACCAAATACGCAACCTATCGTTGGTTTCGTTATCTTTTTGCCTATCAATAATCTTACTACTCAATTTTACGCATTCACGGAATGCACTTTTCCATGTGTTAAACGGATCTGTATTAAATGCTGTAATATTTGATATTTTCTTCATTGCTACAAACTTACTACTGATACTTGTTGTCATATCAGGTTTGCTTGTATCCATTGTAAGTGTTAGTTCGGTAGGAAATAGTTTTATACCTCCGTATCCGTACACCAACCCATTGATAGGATTTTCACTACGCCAGACATGGACTGCTTCTTTATTGTGATGCTCTGGCATATAATCAAATTTAAAATAATCCGTAATCTGTGCATCGCCGTCTATAATCCAAAACATTTCTGTTTTACATAAACTTGCTGCGGCAATATGTGCTTCGTGAATACCTTTAACACCGTGTATACGTTTTACATCTGGAAAACGTTCTAGTATATGCTCGTAATTTTCGTCAGCATTTGGTTCATTATAACTGATAAAAACTTTATCAAATTCTATAGCAATTGGTTTACTTGCTTGCACTTCTACAAACTTTTTGTTTACATAAAATCTTGCTTTTAATTCACCAGGACCGTGGTGACTGTTTTTAGGCATTAGCGCAATACCATCGTAAAATTCACCATTTAAAAAAACATGTGTATTGTCTTGACTATGCTCATCTGGTATATAGTCAAATTCAAAATCACTGTCTACTACGAGATCATCATACACAATCCAAACAAATTTAGTTAAACATTTTTGTTTTGCTTCAGGCACCGTGCTGGCAAATTTTGCCATAGGAACATTTCTCTTTAATCTTTTAAAATTGCTCCACGAAGGGTCGCCAATAAAATAAACATCATACATACTATAATTATATGATAACTTAACTTTAAAGTCAAGAACAGAATAGATAAATAATGTAGCGGAGGACAACATGGCGGATTTTATACCAGGTGAAGCATATAGACTAGATATTATCGGGGCCGATGAATCTATTATTGTAGATAGTTGGCAAGGAACTATCAAAGCAAATGTAGTATCGGATATCGGTATGGTACAGGTTGATGTATCAACAGGAAAACTTTATGGACCTATGATAGGTGACATTGAAGATACTGAAGGTAATATAATTTTTGACGCAACTGCGCAAACGTTAAAAGCTGATTTATCCGGAAGTGTTTATGATAATAGCGGTGCTGTAAAAATCATTGACGGTATGACTGGTAAAATTACCGGCCTACTAAGTGGCAATGTAGTTGACTCCGAAGGCACTGTAATGATAGATACTGCTAGTCGAACTATTTCCGCAAATAGTTTTACAGGCGACTTATACGGCGATGTATATGGTAATTTAACTACTGAGAGTATTGTTTACGGTACATTTAGTGGTGACTTTAACGGTACTGCATATGGCGAATTCTTTGGCGATAGTACAGGTACACACAACGGAGATGTAAACGGAGACTTAGTTGGTAATGTCACTGGTAATGTTTTAGGTAGTGTCACCGGTGAATTACTTGCACTAAAGAACGGCAGCGAAATTCCAGATCAGCTTACAGCATGGAATGAATTTCACCAACAATGGGAATGGGTAGGCGGTGTCGGCGATCTTTCCGCAGTTGAAGAAGGCGATATTGCTAGAGGTCCTGTAATTTTAACAAACGCTGACAGAGCACAAACTGCTCTAAGAGCAAACGTAACACACTACAATGGTACTGAAATTATTAAATTACACACCGACGAACTAGACCCAGATTGTCCTACTGCACCAGCAACTATTAGAGGGTTGTTTGATGGTAATTTTATACATTTAGATGACGACGGTGTTGCACATACTGTATTAAGTGCAGATACTATTGGTGGTAGTGTTATACATCCAGTAAATGGAAAACTTAATATTGGTATGCACAACGATCCTGTTGAGGATATTCAAATCAATGCAAGTAATTTTACGATAGAATCAAAACTAACACGTCTAGATACAGCCGGTGTTGAAATTAAAACTCATACGTACAGAGGCGATGTTGATGCAAAACAAGCAGTGCGTGATGAAGATTTAATTGGTGGGTTTCACGTTCATGCATATAACGGAAACGAAATGGTTGTTGCCGGTGGTATGGGATTCACTGTTGCAGGTGATGTAAGCAATACTGGAATTGGTGTACCTTCGAGATTTGTAGTAGGAACATCAACTAATACACATAAATTTCATCCAAACAACGAACACCAACTTGAGTTCTGTAATGGAGTACTTACTGTGCCTGTAATGCAAGCAGATCCAATGAATTACGTTGAAAGAGATGCAATGTCAGCCGAAGCTGGAATGATTATTTTTAACAGCGGTAGTAATACATTTCAAGGATTTAATGGCACTTCTTGGGTTGACCTACACTAAATTTATGTTATAATTAACTATAATTTTAGAAAGGTGTCAGTATGATCTACATTGACGGAATCAAGTATCTTGAAAGTGATAACGAACACGTAAGAACAGCAGTTATTAATTATTTGGAAAACTGGAATATTACAGTAAGTACAAGCGGCACTACCGGAACTCCAAAAGTTTATACACACTCAGATAAACTTATGCGTAAAGTAGCAGAATATAATGCTGAATACTTTATGCTTGATTCAAACAGCAGCATGATGTCTTTGTACAATCCAAGAGGAATTGGATTTACAAGTATGAGTTTGTATCCTTGTGCAGTTGCAAATTGCGATACGTTTATCGAAACTACAGTTGCAAATCTTCCAGATCGTATTGCAGAGGTACAACC